TCATTCTTTTACCAGTCATCATTCTTTTACCAGTCATCATTCTTTTACCAGTCATCATTCTTTTACCAGTCATCATTCTTTTACCAGTCATCATTCTTTTACCAGTCATCATTCTTTTACCAGTCATTCTTTTACCAGTCATTCTTTTACCAGTCATTCTTTTATGCACTACACATCTCGCATTCCGCCTTCTGCGGTTCGATCGTGAATTGTTGCGCCCTATGTTTCGCGCGTCGTCTTAAGTAGTATATCCCCGTCTTCAATCCTTTCGACCACCCATAGAAATGCATCGACGTCAGCGCGCCATAATTGGGGTCTTCCATCCACAAATTCAGACTTTGACTCTGACATATATACGCCCCGCGGTCCGCCGCCATATCAATAATGTGTTTCATCGGAATCTCCCAGACCGTCTTGTATTTTTCTTTGATATGCTGCGACAGTCCCTCGATATGCTGGATGCTCCCCTGGTTCGCAATGATACTGTTTTTCAAATCGGTATTCCACAGTCCCAGTTCGATCAGGTCTTTCATCAAAAACTTGTTGGTCAGGACGAACTCTCCCGCCAATGTGCGGCGACTATAAATGTTACTTGTGAATGGTTCAAAGCATTCGTTGAATCCTAGGATCTGCGATGTAGATGCCGTAGGCATCGGGGCGACCAAAAGCGAATTGCGCAGTCCCGTGGTTTGAATGCGGGTTTTGAGCGCAGTCCAGTCATAGTCCATTTTCGGTGTCACATTCCACATATCGAATTGAAGCACACCCTTCGACGCGGGCGAACCCGTAAACGTTTCATAGGGTCCTTCCTTACTCGCCAACTCTGCCGAAGATGTTAGCGCGCCATAATAAATCGTCTCGAATATCTTTTGATTGACCTCTTTTGCCGCCTCGCTATTGTATGGTATGTCCAACATCATAAACACGTCCGCCAAACCCTGGACACCAATGCCGATGGGTCGATGTCTCATATTGGAACGACGTGTCTTCTCGGTCGGGTAATAATTGACGTCAATGATTTTGTTCAGGTTCTTTGTAATCACGCCGGCGACCTTTGCCAAATTATCATAATCAAATACCCCGTCCGAAACAAAAGTCGGCAGACCAATGCTCGCCAAATTACACACCGCCGTCTCGTTCTCGTCCGAATACTGGAACACCTCGGAGCACAGATTGGAACTCTTTATGATGCCTACATTTTGCTGGTTGGTTTTGCGGTTGGCGGCGTCCTTATAACAGAGATATGGGGTGCCGGTCTCCATTTGTGCGTCCATGATGCGAAACCAAATGTCGCGCGCCTTGATGGTGATTCGACCCTTGCCTGCTGCCTCGTATTTGGTGTATAGAGCAACGAAGTCGTCGCCATAAACGTCGGACAATCCGGGACATTCGTCGGGACACATCAGCGTCCAATCCAAGTCTGCCTTCACGCGCTCCATGAAAAGGTCGGGGATCCACAACGCGTAGAATAGGTCGCGCGCCTTCAACTCTTCGTCACCGTGGTTCTTGCGCATCTCCAAGAAATGCTCGATATCGGCGTGCCATGGTTCCAAATAGATGGCAAAACTGCCGTTGCGACGACCACCTCCGTTATGTACGACGCAATTATGAATCATATAATCATGCTGTGTTTTCATTTGAAGATCATATAGAGTTCCTGAGTAATTTTCGATAGTAATGTTTTTAATTCTGGTCAATAAAAAATCATTGTATTTGAAAAATTTAAAAAACTGATTTTCATCATATTCAATATTAATTAAATTACAAAGTATTTGTGTTTTGGGTATTTTCAGACAGTAACTTATTTTTTGATTTGTGATTACTTTTCCTGCTAATGTTATGTGACTTTCACCAACTCTATCTCTAATATATCCACTTGTTAAAACCCCCAGTTTTAAACAAATAAAACGAACACTTTCAATCAGATTTCTAGATGTGCTATCAAAAGATAATTCTTTATGTTTGCAACCATCTGTATCGATTAAACCTTTTAATATGTGTTTTGATTTTTCAATGGGTAAATTTAACCATTTGTGATGAACTCTTTTTTCTTTATTCGAATCGTATATATCACTATATCGAAACGGCATATTTATATTTTTATTCCAGCAGATTCGTGTAACATTCTCATTAATATATATTCTATATTCGATGCATTTGTTTTCAAAATATTGAATTGCGAAATCTAAGATGTGTTTTTTATTGGTAGAATGTAAAGATAAATAACCATTTTGATCCGCATTGCTTAACGAACCGTCGCCCAATATAACTCCATACATATAACAATCGTCTTCGGTTATTGTATCAATATCCACATTATAATTTGGTATTTTATAAATTAGCATATCATCTTCTTTTAAATCTTTGGCGTCTACCCATTCAAATGTTGAAATATTCTTATTTAATCTATTTTCAATTACACTATAATTCAACTCACGCGATTGTCCAACTAGTGCGTATACCGGATGTTCTGGTGTAATTCTAAGACTATCAATTGAATGCATGGTTTCGATATTATATATTTTACCATCATATGGGTGTTCCAACACGTTTTCAATTGTTTCTACACCCCCCGTTAAATTAAACACTTGTGTTTCGCCATATGAACAATTTTGAATTTCAATCGGTCCTTGGGTTGTGTATATATATGTTTCAGGCACAACGCACTGGTCAACGTATTTTGCCGTATTATTAAATACGCGCAACATAGGTACAATTCCATTACTTTTTCCGTTCGTCCCACGAATATGACTATTACTCGCGCGCACATTGTGGATATGCATTCCGATTCCGCCCGCCCATTTACTGATTAGTGCACAATCCTTAAGCGTATTGTAAATACCCTCGATGCTGTCTTTTTCCATCGCAATAAGAAAACATGAACTCATCTGGGGTCGCGGGGTTCCCGCATTGTAAAGAGTAGGAGTCGCGTGGGTGAAATATTTCTGCGACATCAGGTCATAGGTTTCAAACGCCGACTTCAAATCCCGCCCGTGAATACCCAGCGACACACGCATCCACATATGTTGGAGACGCTCAATCACGCGTTTATTCACCGTCATCAAATAAGACCGTTCTAACGTCTTGAATCCGAAATAGTCAATCAAATAGTCCCGGCGATAATCAATACGACTCTCGATTTCGTCGGCGTGCTCTTTCACAATATCATACAATTCCTGCGAAATGAGCGGCGAATTCGTCCCGTGCTTGTCGATATATGAATACAGTGTTGCCATGGCGTCGGCGAAAGATGGTGTGGTGGTTTTGTGGTGATTGGAGATCGTGATGTGACTTGCGAGTGTTCCGTAGTCTGGATGTGTCGAAGACATCGAAGCACACTGCTCGGCAGTGAGTTCATCAATCTTGGTTGTGGAAATGTTGTTGTAGAGTTGGTCGATGATTTTCATAGTGAGTGTCGTATAGTTGATTTTAATATTGGCCTCTTGACCGATGCGTTTGATACGTTTCAGAATCTTGTCGAATGATACGATTTCAACGACACCGTCGCGCTTGGTCACATACATTTCCTCGTTCGACATTTGGGTATGTTTGATAATATATAGTTATAGTATCAAATTTCTAATATCTTTACATAAAACATTATAGTCCTTCTATAATCCTTCTAATTTTATAAGGCATCCATTTTTAATCGCCCCCAGAGTGACGATTTCTTCCACCTTCTTTTTCGGTTTCCGGTGCTCATATCCCGTAATTCGTTCCACCTCTATAATCTTCCACACTGCTTCGATTTTCGGCAGTGCCGACTTGAACCATTCTTGGTTTCGATGAACCAGCACACATGAATATTCATCGCAATACCAGTAGATGCGTCGGAAAAGCACATGGGTGTTCTTGAGTTCCGTCTTCTGGGTTTCGATCCAAGCATTTATGGTCGCGCGTCGAATCGGTATGTCTAGCGGCATATACACATAGTGTGGCGAGTTGTCTGTGTAATCCCGTTTGATAAAATAGAGGATGACTCCGTTATATAAATAATTGTGTTTTTCCTTGTAGAAACGGTCTTCTTCGGTGTCGTCGTATTCCTTGAATCGGGTTTCCAGAAAATCGCATTCTTCCAATCCGGCGACCTCCATCTGGAGTTGCATCTGGATCCAATATGCCATTGTCGGAACGCCCGTGATTTCGCGATTCACAATATTTTTGATTTCCAACATTCGACCAAACAATTCGTGATTTTCCGTCGTGACAATACCGTCTGGTGATGCCCCTATAAAGGGGTGTTTGTCGTGCTGGATACATCCGAATTCATCCACTTTGACTTCATTTCGGTGTTCGTAAATCATTGTGGAAAGGTGCTCGTATTTACACCCCCAGTGGAGCGTGGATTGCGTATTTACGAATTTGGTCTGTGCTTCCGACCCCGCGGGGTCGTCTTCCAAATCGATACTCAGACTGCGCTCTTTTTGGAGTGGTTTACACTTCTCGTATATGAGACTGTTACGGGTCGCGTCTGAACCAAATACCTTCCAAATATTGCTGGCGCTGATTAATCCATGGCGAAACACATACCATTCCGGTGTTCGCTGGGCAGGTTGCGGGCGGCGTTTTAAATATTCAATGGTGTTGTGAGTCGTTGCGGTGTCTAGTGCCAAATAATTGTGAGGTCGCGGATTCCGATATGACCGTCGTTTTAATCCCATCAATTCGTAAAAACTCCCTACATATACGCGTATCTGTTTTTTGAAATGTTCGAAAAAATCGTTGTTGTCGCCAGAAAATCCATCCGCGCACAAACATAGGTCGAACATTTCGGACGCGGCGCATGCGACCATATTGTCGTAAAAATCGGGGTTGTGTAATTCAATAATACGTTCCTCTAAATATTTGTATATGAAATCATGGGTTTCCAATTCCAAATCTAGCAATTCGTCTTCGGAAAAATTCATCCATTGGGTCATTTAATATATCTAGATAAAAGTGTTTATGTTTATCATAAAAGTGTTTATGTTTATGGTAAATAGAGGTTTATCATAAAAGTGTTTATGTTTATGGTAAATAGAGGTTTATCATAAAAGTGTTTATGTTTATGGTAAATAGAGGTTTATCATAAAAGTGTTTATGTTTATGGGTATTCACTGATAGCGCTATAAAATTCAGCATTAAAATTTTCACATGCGTTTTCTAATATTGATAAATCTGTTTCATCAACCGACGCCAACGTGCTACAAGATTCATCAATAATATTGACCCCACCATTAAAAAAATTTATTACTGCTTCTTTTGTCGTGTTTCCGCCCGCGCGGATTTCATCTTCAGAAAATAATCCTTGATTATAATCTCGCGAGATACATTCGCTTGTATATTCTATAAATTCTTCACATTGTAAAAGATTATCGCCTTTGTTAAATTTTTGTATTCCTTTTTTAGTCAAAATAGTTATAGCAGAAGCAAAATAAATTCCATAGTGCACATCCTTCTCATATTTCGAATATCTTTTATTTATTGTCAATGAATGGGTTTCACCAGAAACGGGTGTAATATTTGTAGTTGTATAATCGATCTCTATTTTTGACCGATTAAACCCAGTATTCGTTATATTTGATTTACCCACATCCGTGTGTAGTTCTGTTTTCAATGTTTCGATATATTTTGTGAATATATGATTTCCATCGTAATCGCGTATAAATTTGTTTTTAATAAATGAAAAGAAAAACCCAGGTTTTTTATTTCGACACCCGGCACGTGATGTAGATAAGACGTTGACATTGTTTTCTAACATGAAATAGAAACATAAATTCTCTGGATTGCAGTCGTCTATTTTAGTAGGAACAATTTTTATAGGAATATCACCGTGCATCAAAATTATCAATTCGACAACCTGAGGAACCATAAATGCTGAATTGTTGGACAATGATTTTGACATTTGTGTGTGTCTACTAGATGATGATTTTGTCATTTGTGTAAATCTACTACGGGTTTTTCTGCCTTTTCTTTTGCTTTTGATCTTTTTTTTGCCTTCGTTTTTATTTTTGTCTTTACTTTGATGAAGTAATTTTCGTTTGCTTCCACCCAATTGATTTATTTTTCGTGTGTTCATTATCCATATAATATATTATTATACATTTTCTTCCGTTGTCGGGTCATTCTTCTTGGGTGTCAACGACTTTAGTGTCGAAACCTTTTTCTCTAAATTTCGAAGTGTAAAAACACGCGATGCCGGGTGAAGAAACAAACTGGGGATGCTACTGATTACACCATTTTCCTTATCATACACTACATCCTTGATTTTTGATAATTTATCCTTTATTAAACAGTCACTGAAGAATGCCTTTAATCCCTTTGTTTCCTTCATGGGGAGCGTATTTTCCTTGCCATATTTCTCCGCGTAAGCGTGTAGTTTCTGGATTTTCAAACGCTTATCCAATTTATTCCACGGTTCATTGTTCATGTGCTTTTTATCATTCTCGAGCAATTGTTCGATCGTATTCATTGAAATGGTCGATTCCGAATCGTCCGGTTTTGAAACAGACGAAATGAAATTTTTGTATTTTCCCATTATCTTTGCGTCATCCTTGGGCGGTGATTTACTAGTTTCGGTTTGTTGAGTTGGAAACATTATTTATGGTTGTTCTTTTATATTATTATCATTAATTGTTTATATTGTTTTACAATGAGTGTTTGTTTAGGTGTAATTTGATTGGAATAAAATCCGTCCATAACATAAATGGAACCCGAAAATACTTTGAAAATTGTGAGTTTTTCGAAAAAAAATCATGCTGGTGTCGATACCGATAAATTGGTCCGGAAAGCAACAAATAAATGGCGATTTGAGAATAAAGACTTGGATTTTATGGAAAACCTCTATATTCTTAAAAAAAATGATGGTTTAAATGATGTGCAAGAAGAAATACGCCGCCAAATAAACTACAAGATTAATAGTTACAAGGGACAAGATGTGAAAAAGGGACTCTTTTTAGAAACCGATTTTGTTTATTATGACTATGTTTTAAACCTACTTATTGAGAAGCAGTTGAAATGCTTTTATTGCCGGAAAGATGTGTTGCTTTTATACAACTATGTGCGAGAAAACAAACAATGGACACTGGAAAGAATCGATAATAAAATTGGACATAATAGAGGTAATGTTGAAATCGCCTGTTTGTTGTGTAATTTGCGGCGGCGAACGATGTATCATGAACGCTACGTTTTCACAAAACAATTATGCGTGGTTAAAATGGACGAATAATAAAAATTTATGAATTTATACAGGTAATGATTTTACACAGGTAATGATTTTACACAGGTAATGATTTTATACACTTATTATTTCAGGTGGGAGTCGTTTCATATCTACCACAACTATCGAAAGGTCTCTGCCGCCATAATTATCCTGCAAAATTTCACATATCACATGTTTTCCAATATGGTATTATTCCAAACCCGTAACTAGAGGTTTGGAACAAGGAATTGCGTGTTTGAACACCGTTTCAAAAGTGCCTTCTCCTATTATAATTGGTTCGTACATTATATAATAATAATAATAACAAAACAAAATTAGAGGCATCAACTCTACATTACTATAATGCAACGAGAAGAAAACGCCATTGTTTTCAAGCAACTCGCTTTTTTTATTTCGATCCGCAAAATCCCCAATATTATTTTTCATGGGTCGTCGGGCAGCGGCAAGCGTTCTATCGTCTATGATTTCATAAACCGTATTTATAACAACGATCGTGCCCGAATTAAATCCAATGTAATGTTCGTTAATTGTGCCCATGGCAAGGGTATCAAATTTATCCGTGAAGAATTGAAATACTTCGCTAAAGCAAATATTCAGTGTAATGATAATAATTTGTTTAAAAGTATCGTCCTCTATAATGCCGACGATTTAACCATTGACGCCCAATCCGCTTTGCGGCGATGCATCGAGTTATTCAGTCACAACACGCGGTTTTTCATCGTGGTTGAAAACAAATACAAACTGTTAAAACCTATTTTGTCGCGATTTTGCGAACTATATGTCCCCGACAAAAAACAGGTATGTGCCGATCCAAATACAATTAAGTATAAGAGTCTTCATACGGTGGAACTAGAAAATATATATTCGATGGAAGATGAGAAACGAGAAAAGCGCGTAGTTTGTATCGGAAGGCAACTAAAACCGACGATTGATATTTTTATTCGAGATGGCGGCGCGGCGGCACTTGACCATAAATGGTTTGTAAATTTCGTAAATTCGCTTTATGAAGAGGGCGTCTCGGCTTTAGATGTCATCAAATATTTAGAAGAAGATCTGAACCCCCCTGAACTGTATTCGCAAATTTTGAGACTCAAGTTTTGTTTCAACAAGATTAAGAGTGAATTTCGGTGTGAGAAAATGCTGATGATGTATTTGTTTGATTTCTTGTTGTTTCGTTCAAATCCCTCTATGAAAAATATTTCCTTTTTATAAGAAATGGACGATTTTGTGAGAACAAATTTGAATGAAGCGCGAAATGAATGGTGCAGTCGATTAGTTAGTATTATGTGCCCGCTGGTTATGGAGGGGGTGCGCTCGATTTTTGCCGAGTCGTGGAAAATGAGCATTGAGAACAAAGAAGCAGAGAAATATTTGATGACCTTTCAGAATTTCTTATGCCGTATTCCAAAATGGAATCAGACCACAATAGAGGATGAACGAAAACGTATTATTGAGAAGTCGGGGTGTAATTATTTGGAGGATTTGATTACATGTGTTCATATCATTCAATTGAAGATTTTGACGTGTGTTCGTGTTGGACATCGGCAGAAGAAGATTGATATTTCGATCCCCAAACTGGACGACTTTGTTCATAAAGTGTATATCAATACCGCGAGTAAGGTATATCGGAACGCCTATATTTTTGATAAGTATGCGTCGGCGTTACAGCAACAGCGACATGCGCGCGAATTTGAAATCATTGTAGAGGAATGTATTTTGAAAACCATTCGCGAAAGCATTCCCACCGAGGCGATTGTTCGTGCGTATTTAGATGAGTCGGAGGAATTCGAGGAGGAAGTGATTGTTGAAAACGCACCGAACGAAGATACGACCGAGAAAGATATGACCGAGAAAGATACGAAAGAGAAAGAAGATTCGTTGCCGCCCATATCCCTTGATGCTGTTCCGTCCATTACGAATGTATCAGACGAACCTGTAACAACTCGTTTAACTTTCAACGATATAGACAGTGCGATTTATGATGATGGTCACGAGGAAAAAATACAGGCGTCAAAGTCAATTCCTGATTTGGAAGATCTTGGCACGAGACGCGCTTTCGAAAAAAGACGGTTAGATGAGGAAGATGATGACGACAGACCTCTCACTATTGGAGGCGATGAGATGAGTCTTGATTTAGGTGCCATGGATTTGAACCCATTTTCGCTGAATGGATCGGATGTTCTACTGGATGATATAGAGGAAATGTAATGTGCGAGTTGGCGATAAATGCGGTTAAAACTCCCTTTTTAAAAAGTTTTAGAATTATATATTTAGTAAAATGGAAACCATTGTCGCAACTGTCATAATTACAACTGTCCTCTATATTCTTATCCGCATTATCGAGATGAAAGTTCTTAAAAAAGAAATGAAACCAGTGAAGGAACTGGTTCGCGATGCCGCCATTGTCGCGGGGTCTTCGGCAGCAGCTGCGTTTTTAACGTCCTCGATGGGTAAATCGGTCGGCGGGTTTTTGAACGCGGTTACCGAGCAACCAATGTTACCGGCGTCTGCGCCCGTTTTTACTGACCCACCTGGGTTTTAATTGACGGGATTGAGGTATAATAATTACAACATAGTTGGTTGTTATTATTGTGATATTTATTTTATAACTCGTAATTTTTCTCAATAAAATTAAATTTTTTTAGCAACTCTACTTTCTCATCAACCATTTCTTTATTAGTAGTATCTCCCATCATAAATTGCAGTGCTCTTCTCAAAACCAATGTTTGTTCTTTTGATTTAAAAAATTCTTTATATGTATTTACTATTTGTTTTTGTTCGTAAGATAAGGTATCTTCAGATGAGTCTTTTATAATTTCCAATAAATTAAATAACATGCTTGGTGTTATTGATATACCAAAGGATTCTATGTAATTTCCTACTTCATGCGGCAATTTTTGTATATTAACATTTGATTCAAAATTTTGTGAGAATGAACGGTTTGTTTCATCGGTTTTAGATTCTTCTTCCTCTAAAAGTTTTTTATATATGGACTTAAAATTGGGCGGTATCTTGTCAGGGGTAATATCTTTATATTGATCCGGATATTTAATATAGTGCATTGTCTCGATTTTCATTATATCTTGGTGTGGAACTCTAAAATTAAGTAATTCAACTTGGTATTGAAATGTTTTTCTATCTACTAATTTAAGCAGTTTATTTTCTATTTTTGTTCTTAATTCGCTATTTTTGTTGTATTCTTGAAGGAGATATTTATTATGTAAAATTTTTTTTTCTGGAGTTGCGTTGGTTGTAGCAAAGTAATCGTTTTCTGTCAATTGTGGTTGAATCTTTTCATGAGAAAACCAACCACCTCTAATTGTCTTCTTTTTTTTAGTACCATTTTTTTTCGATTTGATCCTTTTCGCTGTTTTTTTCAAATTCTTACGATTTGGCATTCATATACTATAATTATATAATATTATTTTTCAATATAATATTATTACAGAAAAGACAATTTCTCCCCTAAATATTTGAAAAACACACCATTATACGGAACGTTCCTTTCCATTGATTTGGCGATTGTTTTGTCGCTGATTTTATCGAAACGGATACAGTCATACTGGCATCCATATTCGCGAATCATTTGTCCTGTATGGTCAAATACTCCAAACCCATTCTTATATAGCAATGGAGTCCCATGTTTCTCTATGAATTGTGCTTTGTTTTCGCATTCGTCGAATAGTTTATATACGTGTCCTTTGGCGACGGTGCCTTTTTTCACAGGAGCGTCGAGCGCCGATGACGAACTGAATCCGTTCATAGTCGCCGCAGTCTTTCGGTCCAGATACACATTCAATATCTCGGTTTGGTCGACCGTGAGTTTGGCTATGTATCCTTGGATTTTAACCTTCGTTTGTTTTGTATGTTGGACGTTTTCCAGTTTGGACGCGTCTTGGTCTCTTTCCACAAACATCCATCGGAATCCGCAATAGATCGTGTTTGCGTTTACTGCGTTGGTTAAACTGGGGCGTTTAATATTGTGATTCTCATTCATTAGTTGCGAAGCAGACTCGTAGACTTTCACCAATTCCATTGTTTCGGGATTGATTTGCTGAACTCGCGGACCCACTGTGACCAGCGGTTCTTGGAATCCCGTGACGGTTTTGGGTGCGGATAATTTATCTAATATTTCTCTGTTTTGTTTTTCTATATTGTCTATTTTTGCGTGTAATGTGTTGATTTCCATTTTTGCGCATAATATGTTAATTTTTTCATCTGAAACATAATCCTTTTTCTGAAGTTCTAGTTTTAGTTTTTCGATTTCAAGTTCCAGATTATATGTGTTGGATTCTTGGAAATTGTCTATCTGACTATTGATTGCGTCGAGTATCATTTGATAAGTCAATTCTTTTCCAATCAAAAATAGTTCCAATTCATTTTCGTGACCTTGTAAATCGCGAACACGATTATTTCTGATTGGTTTATGATTATGAATATACGATTCAAAATCTTTGCTTCTATTCACCGCAAACGTATCTAATAATACACATTCAGCGTATTTGTGCTTATGTTCATTATATCTGCCTGTTATTCCGCGCCTACTTTCGCCAATTTTTACAATATATTGACCATTTTCAAATGTTTTTACGCGAATAATGTAGACGATCGGAATAGAAATTGAAAATTGGTTAAGCAAAATTTTTTCTTTTTCAATTGTCTTCTGGAGTTTTAATTTCTTTTGGAACTCCGCTTCTTTTACGGAAGCATCATTCGCATTTGTTATTTGAATAGCATCTAACTTTTTTTTTGTGTTTTTTAACTGATCTGAAAGTGCTTTACATTCTTCCATAACAACTTCTTGTAATGTTTTTTCCATTTTGATGTAATATTCGTGTATCTCGTCCGATTTTTTGGTTCCTGCCTTTAAACAAAACCGTTTGAACGTATTGATGGTAAGCATGATTACTTCCTTGTTGTGTCCCCCCCTTGTGTCGGTTTGCTTTCTTTCCTGAGAAACCGTGATTTTATAATCTGTATTTTCAATAAAGTTTTTTTCCAATAGAACTTTTGCATTGACTTTTTGACTGAACCCAATCCATTTCCATATATTATCCAAATCAATTACAAAATCAGTTTTGTCGTCATAATTCAAATAACAATAAAAACTCGAAATAAACATTTGTTGTTCATATGTCGTGAAATTTGTCCTTACTCTTTCTATCATTGCGGATTGGTAGTTTCCACTCAGTTTTGTAATCGGGTTATTCTCAATCAATCTTACGATATCTACACTCATTATATGAATGTATACTGATTGTTTCTTTATATTAGTTTAAGTATAAATGCTTTTATTTTTAAAAAACACAAACAATAAATTGTTTTTGAACTCTCAAGAGCAATATAATAAACAAATAAGTTTGCTTTTGAACTCTCAAGAGCAAACTTATTTGATAATGATAATGGTTATACAACTGCTAATGTAAATGCTTGTTGCGGACAGTGTAATTACATGAAAAAAGATATTGAGTATGATGTATTTATGTATCAATTACAAAAAATATACGAATGTGCTTCCAATAAAGAAATGGTGAAACCAAGTGTTTGTATTGTGAATATGCTTACACCAAATGCGAATAAAAAGACCAAGACTGAGTTAATTGAAGAAGCAAAAGTTCGAAAACAAAAACAACGTGACGAATTACGAGCGCGTTACGGTGACGAAGAATATAAGAAAATACGTGCGGCAGAACTCGCTAAGTATCGTGCGGAGAAGAAGAAAAATAAAGATGAATGATATGTTTAACCAATAATTGGGTTGGTTGTTTTTAATTTAATTTATAAAAATTAAATTAATTAATAAATTTTATAAGAGAATATAACAAATTAAATATAATAAGAGCACCGTGTAGGTCACAGAGGTCTCAACTTGAGTATGCCACTCCGCACATACCCGCCATCACACGGAGGACATTATAACTGTAAGCATACACTCTGACCTTAGCAGTCGAAGTGCCGGCAACAGTTCCGGAGGAAAGGACAAGCTGAAGGGTGGCATTGTCGATTCTGGAGAAGTTGCACGTGCCTGAAGGCTGTTGCTCTTCAGGCCTAAGTGCGAATGAGTACAAGTTGATTCCAGTGTCAGGGGCACGAGTGTGGTGCTGGAAGGGCTGGACAACGTCGAAGTAAGATCCCTCTCTCTCGGAGATACGATCCTGTCCGTTAAGTTGGAGCTTAGCGGTGACGACGGGGTTCTCTCCCCAGCAGTGCATGTCGAGGGCAGACTCAGCGAGGACGAATGTGCCGGCATCGGACACATAGGATCCAGTGGGGGCAGCACCGTCGGGGTTGAAGGCGCCGGTGGCGTGCCAGTCCTGGGTGGTAGCAGTTCCACCGGAGACAAATCCGTCAAGGGCACCGGGCATCTGGAAGACGTTTCCGGAGATGAAGGCGTTGACACCGGAGGTCTCGGCGGGGCCGCCGAAGACGTGGATGGCGTTGGGGAGGGCATCGATGGCATCGGTGTAGTTGAAGGGTTGAGATCCGAGAACCTTGTAAAGGACGTTGCCGGCCTCGAGGGAACTGCAGTAATCAACGTTGGAATCGGGTTGGACGACCCAGATGAGCTCCTTGCAGGGGTGGTTGAAGTTGATCTTGATCTTGTTGGACGAAGATCCGACCGACTCATCACCAGTGTACTGGAGCTGCTCAATAAGGTACTCATGGGGGTTCTGTGCCATCTTTCTGCGCTCGTCAGTATCCAAGAAGATGAAATCGACGTAGATAGAGGCAGCAACAAGAGACTGCTGGTAAGCAGTGGTGACGGACTGAGATCCAGAAGTAGCAGTCAGAGACTTAACAGCCCACAAGCACTCGCCAATAGGTCTGAAGTCAATGTTGATCTTGACCTCGTGGTATTGGAGAGCAACCAAAGGCAGAGCCAAACCGGGGTTTCGGCAAAACCAGAAGAGGAGGGGAATGTAAAGGGTGGTCTCAGGGAGAGATTTGCGGGGAGCGCAAACCTGACTGGGTCCGGTGGTCGAAGCGCAAGGTCCGTTGATGTCAGCAAAAGCGGGGTCAGTGATGTAGGTAAGCTGAGTTGTGTGACCAATCATCTTGTAATAACCTCTCTGCTGCTCAGCAGACATGGTGAGCTGATTCCAGATGTGCATCCAGTCACCATATTGGCGATCGATGCGCTGGCCTCCAATCTCGATCTCGACCTGGGCAAGCAACTGCTCACCGGGGTAATCCAACCAACGGGCATAAACATCACCATCACTAACCTTCTTCATGTCCTGGTTAATCTCAGGGAGAGTAACCTGGACATAGGTGCGGTAAGCCAAATCTCCGTTTCTGGAGATGGTGCAGGACACACGGCGACCAAAGTCAGCCTGACCGTTGAAGGTCTGCTCGATGGACTCCATGGCGAAGTTGGTGTGGCGTCTGTAAGACACCTTCCAGTACGTGATCTCGGGGTTTCCTGTAAGGAAAATATCTTGGGCGCCATAGGCGACTAACTGTAAAAGAGCTCCTCCCATTGTTTTATATATTCCTAAAATATAATTTTTTCTAAAGTTCGACGCAAAAAACGCGCGCGCAAAGATATGTAATTATCAAAATATGGTCGTCGCCTCTACATTCTTCTAGGGAAACACCAATCTAAAATTCAACAAAATAACAACGCTACATTTTGAATCGACAACAATAGGTGTATTCGAGTGATGTCCCGACTTTTAAGTCTTTAGGACATATATAATGCCGACTCTTTGTAAATATGAGAACTGTAGAATCAGACCAATTATTGGCAATCATTTTTGTTCGACACATAATAATGATAACAATAATATACATCTTTCTAAAACACAATGTAGAGGCGACGCGTGTACGTCGAAACCAGGATCAAAAAACTTCAAAGGATATTGTTCCAATTGTTATATTCGGATTTTCGAAGATGATCCCCTCACAATTCAAACCCGTTGTAAGACCAAAGAAATAGCAATCAATGAATTTATTCATTGCTATTTTGACGGTTTTGCGCATCAATCGCCCATGTGGTTTGGACCGATCCGCGTAGATAATCGCATTTGTATTGATAATACTACTATCTGTATAGAGGTTGTGGAAAAGCAGGGGAGTCCACCAAAAATATCAACAACAGACAATCATAAATACATTTTTATTCGATTCAATCCGGACAAATACAAGATAGGTAATAAATCGTGTAACCCAATGTTGTATCGGCGACTCCCCATTTTGGAAAAGGAAATGAATCATCAAATCAATCGGGTTTTACAAAAGGAGAATATAGAGGTGATGGAAATAATTACACTTTTCTTTGATTCGCCATAACAAGTGAAAAGTCAAAATTACGTTCTATGAATTTATCTAAATACTCGTCGGTATAAACATCTTTTTTCCCCTCGTGCGGTTTCAAAAACACATATTGGTCGCCGTTTTTTTTCACATCCCATCCATCCTCTACTGAGTTGTATATGAAAATCATTTTTTGAAATGTCTTTGCGTCCATATTGATTTTGCTTAAATCCATTGTTTTCCGATTCATTTACAATGGGTGCGCATATTTCTATCTCGAACATTTACGTATCTGATAACCAATGCGTTTGAAATCCGGGTTTTAACCAGGGAAATCGACTTTATGAATAAATATAAAATATACTTAATATATTATTTAGGAATGAATACACAAGATCCTCTATTGCAAGAAGATAATGCACGCTACGTGATGTTTCCTATCAAGGATCAGGATATATGGAAGATGTATAAGAAGCAGGTAGATTGTTTTTGGCGTGCCGAAGAAATCGATGTTTCCAAAGACCTCGGCGACTGGGCGCGGTTAAACGACGACGAGAAATATTTCATATCGATGGTGTTAGCGTTTTTTGCGGCAAGTGATGGAATTGTGATGGAGAATTTGGCGACGCGATTTATGAGCGATGTCCAACTCGCGGAAGCGCGGGCGTTCTACGGTTTTCAGATTGCGATGGAGAATATTCATTCCGAGATGTATAGTATTTTAATTGAAACCTATATTCGCAATAAGGAACAGAAAACTCAGTTGTTCCAGGCGATCAGCAATTTTCCCTGTATTGCCAAGAAAGCCAATTGGGCGCGCAAGTGGATTGGATATGGGACGGAATCGAATTCGGTAGAAACATTTGCTACGCGTCTGGTCGCGTTTGCGTGCGTAGAGGGGATTTTCTTCAGTAGTAGTTTCGCCTCTATTTATTGGATTAAGAAACGGGGTTTAATGCCTGGACTCACTTTGTCGAATGAATTTATAAGTCGCGATGAGGCGCTACATACGGAGTTTGCGATTATGATTTATTCAAAATTGCAGACGAAAATTGCGAAAGAACGTATCATTGAAATTATTCACGAGGCGGTGGAAATTGAGAAGGAGTTTATCACGGAGGCGCTGCCGTGCCGTCTCATTGGAATGAACGCAAAAATGATGGTTCAGTATATTGAGTTCGTCGGCGACCGATTGTGTCTTCAACTTGGAATCGACAAGATTTACGGAAGTGTGAATCCTCTTGATTTTATGGAATTAATAAGTATTGATTCCAAATCTAATTTTTTCGAACGCACAGTAAGTGAATATGCGCTTGCGAATAAAGAGAAGAAGGGGGATGTATTTTTAATGACGTGTGAATTTTAAACTGTCGATCCGAAGGGTAGGCATCTTTGAATGTAATTTGGCAACTGTTATTTTGTAAACCGATATCGCTCCTTGAAAACGTGCCGTTTTAATCTTCAATAGTGTAAATAATATATGTAATATTTTCATATTTCATATATTTCTATTAGTTATTTTGAGGGAGAAACCATATATCGCGGAATTAAATCTACATTGAACGCTGTTGGATTCACACCACTTTTAAATGCCGCAAATAGAGGTCTTTTCAGTTGGTCTTTGGGGACGTGTTTATGAACCACCCGTGCAATCATCTTATATAATTTGAATCCTGGATATCGTTCCTGTCCTGTTTTCTTATAAACCACGCTTCTACCGGAGTCGTCCAAGCACCATTCCCAAATGATTTTGTGGATTTCAGGAATGTTTTTTCCCGGTTCTGGGTCATCAAAAATGAAATCGTATAAAGAACAACCCAGACGCGTCAAATCAAAACTGGGGTTCGGGTCGATGCGCGGTTTGTTTTCGTTCATATAGGGTTCGCAATTGTATTGTGTATGGGCGTCATTGTTCGGCGAAAAACTATCGCTGCAAAACAGTTTGCCATTGAATCGGTAGATAGCGCGACCGAAATCGATGATCTTGAAAATGCGACCATATGTTGGCACCTTATAGTATGTTTTTTCATAACAATAATACAGGTATGGTTCACTCGTCTCTATATACATAATGTTGTTGGTGTGGAGATCGTTGTGTGTGAAATCGAACGCCTTCTGGTAAACAATCAGTATCATAATTACTTGAAACATGGCGCTCACGAGTTCGTCGTCGGTGATACGTTTGTGTATTAGAAGACTATCTAAGGTGTCGGTGCATTTTTCTTGAAGAATTAACTGGATTGGAAAATCGTGGAGATAACAATATATTTTTTGTTCCTCCTCGAATGATGTAGAAGATGCGGTTTCCCATGAAGATTCGGAATTCGTGTTCTCATTTGGATCTGCGTCTTCTTTTAAACCGACGTCTTCGTTTGTGTCCGATTCTTCGTTAGAGTCCGAGTCTTCGTTAGAGTCCGATTCTTCGTTAGAGTCCGATTCTTCGTTAGAGTCCGATTCTTCGTTAGAGTCCGAGTCTTCGTTTGAGTCCGAATCCGAGTCTTCGTTGGAGTCCGATTCCTCATCATTTGATTCATCACGCTGTGTATTTATCGCTACAACATTCTCTTCTTGAACCTCAATTTCTTCAATCAACACCGGAGTTTCATCATTCACCAAATTTTCAACACTAAGGATTGCCTCTACATTGTCTATATCCAAATCAATGCAATCCGAATCGTCGGCAATATTAATCTTGATACGATTGTTGCGAGACCCGCTGCCATGTTGCCCATCTTTCAACAGCATTTTGATATTTTCATCCACGTCAAACTTTTTCCCAATATTATCCAGGAAATATGCATTATCATTCACATAGTCGAAGTCGTCCATAATGTCCATTTTGAATTTTCGTTGTATTCCAAGATATGAACCATAGTATTCCACACCGTGAATCCACTCGTGTGTTTCAGATAACATGCTCGATAAATAGGAGAAAAAAGCATCCGTATAGGAACTGTTGTTTTCGTCAATATTCTTGGCTAAACAACTATTGGTGTCGGAGTTATATTTAGGGAGAGTTTTGTAAATGGCACTATTTAAATCATACTTTCCAATTAAAAAGTGAATTGGATTTAATAGAGGTGAGAATTTGATATGGATTTTTTTCTCTATTTTACCGTTTTCAGAATACACCGTTTTCAGATCATGCGCTAAAAATCGATTGTTCAATGTAATCATATTGTAATTTGATTCGTCGATCTGGAAAAACCGATTGTAAATGGGATTGTAGGATTGAAGGTCGTCAATGCGAAACGGATTGTAATCGACACTTGTATCTTCATTTACATACTGTTCCTCCATTTTAGTCAAGTCGAGTTTTTTCAGTTTCTTGTATCCGATTTGTAATTTTGGGATAGACATTGTGTGTTGTTATAATTTACCTAAACTATAAAATATTGGATTAATGAACTTATTTCGTTTGTTCTGACTGTTTTATTTCTATGATCAACATATAATCATTCCAATGACTTTAGAATTAAAAAAATTCGATATGCGGAGTATCGTGTTTGACCCAAAAGAAAACAAGGGTCCCGTCATTGTTCTTATCGGGAGACGTGATACTGGTAAAACGTTTTTAGTAAAAGACTTGCTGTATTTTCATCAGGATGTGCCGATTGGTACTGTTATTTCAGGCACAGAAGCAGGAAACGGTTTTTACGGGAAACTCGTCCCGAAACTCTTTATTCACGAGGAATACAACACGGTGCTCATAGAGAATGTGCTGCGCCGTCAAAGAACCGTGATGAAACAATGTCAGAAAGAGATGGAGATGTACAAGAAGTGTTCGATTGACCCACGCACGTTCGTCATTTTGGATGATTGCTTGTATGATAACACGTGGGCGAAAGATAAACTGATGCGCGCCTTGTTTATGAACGGAAGACACTGGAAAGTAATGCTTATTATCACGATGCAATACCCATTGGGTATCCCACCCAATCTGCGTACCAACATCGACTACGTTTTTATTTTAAGAGAGAACTATTTATCAAATCGTAAGAAAATTTGGGAGAACTTCGCCTCTATGTTTCCCACGCTGGAGTCGTTTTGCTCGGTGCTAGACCAGACCACTGAGAATTATAGTTGTTTGGTTATATCGAACAACTCCAAATCCAACAAAATCACCGACCAAATTTTCTGGTATAAGGCTGAAGACCGCCCGGACTACAAGTTGGGGTCGAAAGAGTTCTGGGAACTGTCGAAGAATCTTGCGTCGGACGACGAAGACGATGAATATGACCCCAATGCGAGAAAGAAAGCCAAGGGACAGAATATTACCGTTAAGAAAACCGGAGGCAAATGGTAGACACTATAATAAATATATTAGTAAATTGTTTGCGCTTCTCATAAATGAGAAGCCCGAATATATAAATTATAATAATATGTGTTTATGCTTTTATATATAAAAGCACAAACGAATTATAATATTATAAAATATAAATGAGAAAAGGTGTAAAACCCGAAACTGTATTATTCGAAACGTGCCGTTTTAAATTCTTCAATAGTATAAAGGGAACAGTAGTAATGTTATGCAGCAAACCCAGGATTTAATCCATTTAACCAAATGACCAAATATAAATGTAATGGAAATATGTATATAAAGATATTACGGTTATCATATTATAAATGGTAAAAATTGTTTTAACGGGTGGATGTGGATTTATTGGACATCATTTCGCAGAATACATCCACAAAAACACAGATTGGGAAATAATAATTTTTGATAAATTAACATACGCAAGTATGGGGTTAAATCGGTTAAGAAATAACAAATTATACTATTCAGAACGCGTAAAAATATATACAATTGATTTATGTAACGATATTGCCGAAGGAATCAAAAAAGAGATCGGAAACGATATTGATTATATTGTTCACATGGCGGCAGAAACACACGTGGATAATAGTATACATGAACCTACAAAGATAATACAAAATAATGTAAACAGCACGCTGTTTTTATTGGAATGGGCGCGAACGCTTCCGGCATTGAAAATATTTTTTTATTTCAGCACGGATGAGGTGTTTGGTCCGGCGCTTGGTGAAACTTTATATAAAGAGTGGGACAGACATCGCCCGACAAATCCATATTCGGCGTCGAAATCGGCGGCTGAGAATATATGCATTGCTTATGAAAATACATACAAGGTTCCGCTAATGATTGTGAATGTGATGAACGCGTTTGGAGAAAGACAGCATGTTGAGAAATTTATACCACTGTGTATTAAGAAAATAATGAATGATGAGAAAATTTACATCCATAGTTATCCAGACAAGATACAATCGGGAACACGATTTTACATTCACGCCCAAAATATAGCAAGTGCGGTGTTATATTTGATTACGAATGGTAAAATCGGAGAAAAATACAATATTTCGGGAGAGAAAGAAGTATCCAATCTGGATTTGGCGCAAAAAATTGCGCAAATTATGGGTAAGACATTAAACTATGAGATGGTGGATTTCCACAGTAGTCGCCCAGGACACGATTTGAGATATGGACTGGACGGAAACAAGATATACGAGTTGGGATGGAATCCAAAGTTTAATTTCGAGAAATCATTGGAGAAAACAGTGAAATGGACATTACAGAATCTTGAATGGTTAGATGAATAAATATGTTGTTCTAAAAATATATAAAGTATTTTATATATATTAGTTATATTATAAATAATAATGGAAAACGTAATTTTTATTACATCTCTTGTAAATTGCGATTTGTCCAGAACAGTTTATTCACGAAACGATAGATTTTTACAAACAAAGGTTACAATTCAAACAGTAAGACAAAAATACCAAACTCTTTTATAATTTTGATTGATATTACAGATTTCACGCAAGAAGAGTTTGATTTTTTTAATTATTCATGCGATATAGTTATAAATGAATATAATTCGGAAATCGCGAAGAAATGTGTGTTTCAACATCCAAACAAATCGTATGGAGAGAGATATTATTTATTAAGATGTTTTGAAGAATTGGTAAAACGTAATATCATACATAATGTAAAAAATATTTTTAAAGTATCGGGTAGATACTTTTTAGATAATAAATTTAAATACGAAGATTATAATAACAACAAAACTGTTGTAAAAATTGTTGATGAGAAACTCTGGAAAAACGCGTGTACTACGTGTTTATTCAAATTATCATTAAAAGATGCCGATATTTTTTATAAATTGCTATTTCAAAATGAACATTTTTTTTTAACGGGACAATGTATGGAACATTTTATGTATTTATTTATAACATCACTTGATAGAGAAAAATATATAGATTTATTAAATCTAGGTATGTCTGGGTTAGTTACACATTCATATGAAGAGTCATCTTGCTAATAACTACACTTATAAACCAATATAAATAATATTTACAATCATTATTTATAAATGTTATTACGAGAAATTCTACCAGAAGACTACTATAATGGTTATATGGATTTGCTTTTTGAGTTTTCCAATTATAAGAAAGAAGTTACTTTTGAAGAATTTACCACTTATATAAATCGACATGACCAAATTAGAATTCTTGTTGCGGTTGATGAAAATCGCATAGTAGGCGCAGGAACAATTTTTAAACTTGATAAATTACATAATAATCCAGTAGGACAAATAGAGGATGTTATTATTACCGAATCTTACAGGGGGAAAGGGATCGGAAAACAAATTATTGACCATCTAGTCAAAATCGGTTTGGATGAAATGAAATGCTACAAAGTGATATTAAATTGTTTGGATAAAAATATCAGATTTTATGAAAAATGCGGATTTGAAATAGTTGGATCACAAATGAGAAATATAGCATAAACAATTATTTGTATACGTATATAAATGTATAATATGTATACATTTATATTTGAGAATGAGAACAAATTTAATAATCACAACATATTCCGGATACTATAGTAGCGTTAATAAAAAAACTATTTAAAAATTATTTTAACCTTATTAAATAAAATAAAAACAAATGTTACTCAAATTACCATTATGAAACCAAAAGTCGACCCAGGTCATAATGTTCACATCGATTATTATAACTTTGATACAATCGATATTTCAAATATAAGTTCACGCATTAAGATTTTTGAATGTGAAAATATTGGTATTAGTTACGGTCAGTTCTTAACTGGAATTAATTTAAATCCGGATTTTGATTATAATATTTTTATTGAAGATGATTATTTGATTTTTATGGATTATTTTGAAGACTATTTGGTAAGTGAATATAATAAAAATGAGGAAAATAGTTTTTTATGTTTATTTTACTTCAAAACAAGATATTATAATTTATTTGAAAGTATAACTAATAACGAATCTCAAAATATAACTCAGGATTTTTTTACAAAAATGCAAAAATATAATTGTAATAATAATAATCGATTTACTGTCCCTGATTTTTCTATAGGGATTTTATCAAAAACATCTTACGAAACTATAATAAATACATTTGAATGTATTGAAAATATAAATGATATTTTAAGTATTAAGTTCAGACACCTTTGGATATATCAAGTGTTTTTTGGTTATATCTTGAGTTTAAGTAATTTGAAAGTTCATCAATTGGACAACAAAAACTTAAATCTTTTCTATCATACACCAAATGATAAGGTATCTATGTGTAATTTTGATATGGGATATTTTAAAATGGAAGGAACGACCATATAATAATGAAAAATTTGACATACCTGTTTTTATACCGATTGAATTTTTACATCCATATGACCAATGCGAATCAATACCCCATTTATTAAAATACTTAAAAGAACCGCATAAATTTCTGGAAAGATATCATTTTTTAAATTGTGAAATAAGTAAAATATAATTATTAGGTAATATTTATCATATGACGTTGTCTTTTACACCTTTTCACATTAAAAGATGTAAAATATCTAAAGTGTATATTACCACCCTTCTTTAAATTTTCCAATCATGTATTCAAGTTGCGCGTCTTCTAACCACCATCCCACCGGAATACAAATAAGCGATTTCTCCAATTCAGTTATATTCGGTAATTCGTATTGAAACTCCGATACACAACTATTCAAATCATTGCGATTATGAACTTGACTCGTCATTATACCGTGTTCCTTCATCTTCTCGATAAATTCATTCTTCCTCTCTACTTTCATTGTAAATAACCAACACGCACTCTTTCGATCGCCGTTATTCTCAAATAACGTTATTCCGTCAATATTCGATAAATGTGTGTGTAAATATTGATTATTAAAACGACTCTTCTCCATCAATCTCTCCATATGAGGCAAATTATACAAACCAATCGTCGCATTTATATCGTTCATATGAAATTTGTACCCCCATTCCGCAATATCATTCTCCAATCTGAAATCCTTGCGATTATAATTTCGCTTATCCCGGTCAATACCAAACCATCTCAGTAATTTGGCGCGTTCATACAATTTGGCGGTGGGCAGTGTTATCAATCCACCATCACCCGTTGTTAGATGCTTGATTGCTTGAAAACTAAATACACAAATATTTCCATGATTTCCTAGACGCCGATTCTTGTATTCCGCACCAAATGCGTGTGCGCAGTCCTCTATGATTACGAATCTGTATCCATATTTGGAATGGTGTTCTTCCTGAAGTTCTTTCAACTTATCCAAATCAACCGGATACCCTCCCCAATGAACTAAGTATAATACCTTGGTTCGCTCATTTAGTTTTTGCCGAATATCATCTATCGAAACATTTGCGGTTGTGTTGTCGGTGTCTATCCAGCAAATCTTACATCCATTTGATAATATCGCAGCATTCGTCGCAAAACATGTCAAAACGGGTGAAAGAACAAAATCAGCATCCTTGTCGAATCCAGGCCACCCAGTTGTTTCATCGGATTCTTGCAATAATCTAAGAGCAAGTGATAAACCAGATGTTGCCGAGTTAAGCGTCAACACATAGTCATTGTTTAAAAACTGCTTTAATGCTCCTTCGAATTTCTCAACCTGAGGACCCTGTGTAATAAAACCGGATGTAATAACATCGTTTAATGGTTGGATCACGTCATCCGACATGAAAACTTTGAACAATGGAATCTGTGTAGTCATTTATTTTTTAGTAAAATAATATTTATATAAGTTTATAAATATCATTTGTAATTATTATGTATTATGAGATTCAAAAAAATCCATTATGTATTGCTTCATATCATGTTTTTTAAAGATTTGATATGATTTTTCGGTGATGTCTGCTATTTCGCAACCTGACTTTTTTAAATATTCACCTACTGTATCCACCAAATCATCATATTCGGCATTAATCATTACCTCGTTGAATTCTACCAAGTTGTGTTCAATTGAAAAATCGTGGTGCTTCATGGCTTCATTTATTACTAGCACACGATTCGAATATAACAAAGAAAATCGATAATAATCAAATGGTCTGTTTATTTCTTTTGAATACACGTTCACTATTATTTTGCTATTTTCTACCGCCACGCAAAAATCTTTAATATTATCATTACCTGATAATACAACGGTTTTACATTTGTCTTTCATTCTATCAATAATTTGTGCGCGTCTATCTTGAATTCCATTTATAACAAACAACACATCTATCGGTTTCTCATTGTATGGTACTGCGATTGTGTATTGTCTATACAATTTTTCCAAAAATATATTATACAAGAGTGGTATAAAATTCACATTTGCCGCAATTTCGTTTGTTTTATAGTATGAAATATTGAGCGGACTATATTCCCATATATACGTTCGATTTGAATTTTTATTGATATATGTTTTTATTTTATGTTGATCTGTTTCAGTAAAATTAAATAAATAATCTGCCGTTATAAAAATAATATTGGTATTATCAGGTAATATCACATCATAAATTTGGTCATAATGGTTTATAAATAATATTAGATAGTTAGCATTTGAATTTATTTGTGAAATGTTGGTTATTATTGATACATTACAGTTTTGTAATAAATATTTTATTGAATATATGTATAAATCAAACGGAATATATTTTTGATTGTATAAAATTGTAATATTTTTGTCCATCAATGTAATAATAGCATAAATACATTTATATTATTTTTTCCTATAATCCATATTATTATTTTATGTGAAACAACATAAAAAGAACCCTTGAATATCTACAACTTCATAATGCAAACAACATCAATTACACAAAAAACCACTCAGAACGAACTCCTTCTGAGCAAACTCCTTGAGTTCTATTCCGTGTCTGAAAATATGGATAAATTCTTGAAGGTTATCAATGGCGAATCTGTGTCTCTTCGAATCATTGATTGGTTCGTCACCAATTATGCCAAGGAATTCTTGACGGTATATTCGATTCCTGCCAAATACCAGAGCGGGACCGTATTTAATGGAGAGACCGATAAAGAGCGTTTCAGCGTTTTCAAGAGTTACCGTTTGGAACTGAAGGCATATGGCAAGGTGCGGTTCGACCCCTTTTGTCGTCGCGACCGCATTATGATCCCCTACAATGCTGATACCAATATCGAGACGACCATCGGTCAATTGAATTTTTTCAAATGGACAATTGAGAATCAGATTATTGAATATATTGACTCAAATTATGACGCGATCGAGACAGACATGAACACGCGTAACAGTATTTCGAAACGCAAGTCGTCGGACTCGGAATCATCGACGGAGAGTAACAAGACGCGAAAGAGACGCGAAGAGTTGTCAGTGTCTGCGTATAAGAGCGTTATCAAGGAATCGGTGAAGATTGTGGTGAAATTTAATTAGGTGAAATCAATATATAAGTCGTATTACACGTGTATATTGATTGTATGATTAGTGCTTACGGGCACTCTTGCGCTTCTTCTTGTCTTTCTTTCCCTTGTTCTTCTTGGACTTGCCACCGAACAAATTGCCGAAAATAGACTTAGAATCTTGGTTCTTCATGTCGTCCTTCTGGTCTTGGTTCTTCATATCATCTTTTTGCTCTTGATTTCCTCCCATCATATCGCCGTCTTTCTGGTTCTTCATGTCGTCCTTCTGGTTCTTCATGTCGTCCTTCTGATTTCCTCCCATCATATCGCCGTCCTTCTGGTTCTTCATGTCGTCCTTCTGG